CTGTACTATCTTCTACCTACCATATTGATGTGCTATGGAATGGTGAGCCTGTGGCTGAATGGGATCAACAAATTGTATGGTGTCCGCCTATGGGTGTTCATACTTTCGGAAGCAGTTCTGCTATTCGTGAGTGGACTGAAAAGTGTAAGGAGTTGCACCCTGAATACTTCCCAGAGCCTGAAGAAGATCTGATCTAATGAGCAAGGATAGATATAATGTTCCTCAGGATAAGCGGAGGGGATGCCTTTGTAGAGATGGAAAGAGATATTCCAGAGAATGCTGCAATGGTGATTATATGAATCAAGGAATAGGAAAGATCACAAAGGATGAATCTGAGTAAGAATCTATCATTGGCTGAGGTTACTAAATCAGCAACTGCTAAGAGAAGAGGGATATCTAATGAGCCAAGTATTGAGCATCTGGAGAACCTGAAGGCAATTGCTGAGAATGTCTTTCAGCCCATGAGAGATCATTTCAAAGTACCTATCACTATTTCCTCAGGATATAGAAGCAAGGAGTTGAATGATGCGATAGGTGGAAGCCTTGCTTCACAACATTCTAAAGGGGAGGCATTAGATATAGACTGCGCTCCTTATAGTGGGTTATCTAATAGAGAGGTCTTTGAGTATATCAGAGAGCATCTTGAGTTTGACCAATTAATCTGGGAATTTGGTAATGATTCAGATCCTGATTGGGTTCATGTCTCCTACAAGAGATCAGGGAAGAATAGAGGCGAGGTGCTTAAAGCAGTAAGAAAAAACGGAAGGACACGATATGAGTTTTATTGAGATATTCAAGAATGACAATACTTACAATGAAAAGACAATCATTGGGTTCATGTCGTTTGCAGTTATGGTGATCGTGATGATCGCTGATGTAGTTACAGGATGGGTAGGAAAAGATCTTCCTGTGAATGATTTCATCTACAATTCTTTTGTATTCGTTACTCTTGGGAGTTTTGGAATTGCAGGACTTGAGAAATTCGCTACGAAATGACAGAGTCAGATATCAAAGTAATGCTCCTCAATGCGAGTACCTTCATTATCTCCTTCGCTCAGATAGAGATGATCCTGAAGATATCTCTGCTTCTTATCTCTATTGGGTATACTGCTCACAGATGGTATTTAATGAATAAGGACAATGGCTAAGATTGGAGAGGATACTCAGATCACTCTGGATCTCAAGACTATCGTTATGGTGGTTGCATTCCTCATATCTTTGATCGGGATGTGGTTTACCTTGAAGAAGGATATAGAACTTGCAAAGGAATTGCCTGAGCCTAATATCTCCAGAACGGAATATGATCTGAAGGATCAGATGGTAAGAGATGCTATCATGAGAACTCAGGAGCAAGTAGAGGAGATAGGCAAGGATGTCAAGGTCATAGATGAGCGACTCTTTGAGATTCAACAGAAACAGAAATGAGAACTTTGTTAGCGATATTTTTACTATCATGTTCTGCTTATGGGCAGAATGCTTTGATTCATATCAATGCTGAATTCAATCAGTCTAATGATTGGTATGGCTTGGATATTGTAGAGGGCATTAAGGTCTATAATGGATACATTGATCAGACTCCTGCAATCCAGAAGAAGTATAATATCACAAAAGTTCCTACCTTGATCCTGTTTAGAGATGGAGAAGAGATAGAGCGATGGGAGGCAGGACTTGATATGAAACTGCACATTAAGGCAAACGAAGTACAGGATAAAATAGATAACATATGAATGATACAGATTTCGGTTTTGGAAATGACTTTGAAGATTTCGTAGATGAATTAACTAACAAGGAGCAACCGAGTTGCAACCTTGATAACCCAGAAGAATGTGAAGCCTGTGGTTCGTAAATGGGTAAGCGGAATAATAAGAGCAGTTCTAATAGTAGGGCTGCTTTTTTTGACTCAGGGATGTGGTGCGAAGTGGCACCTGAATCGTGCAATTGCGAAAGATCCTACCATCTTAGATTCGGTTGTCCTAAAAGTGGACACAACAATCATAACTCAAATACAAGAGGTTAGAGATACTTTAATTCTACAGAGGATAGATACTATCACTTTAGAGAGAAATGGTGTTAGAATTGATCTGAGGAGGTTCTATGATACTATTGAGGTAGATGTTCAATGTCCTCCTGATACAATCAGGATTCAAAAGGAGATAAAAGTTCCTCAGGTGATCTACAAGGAGAAGAGTTTTGATAAATGGTTGATATCTATCTTGATAATGTCATTTTTCCTATCTACCTTCGTTTTTATTAAACTATATAAATAATATATATACTATATTATACTAATACTCTCTGTAAGAGAGTTATACTATGACAACAAGAGAGAAGTATAGTAAGATTGAGAATAAAGAGATAGAAGATGATTTTTCAAATCACTTATATTCTCATTTTGGTTTCTATGATAGAAACATCATTAGGTATTCTCCAGAGTTAGAGAAGTATTATCTTCCTGATAATGCAGTTAAGTGAGGCACAAGATATCTGTATGCTCCTGAGAGAGGATGGATATCATGCTTGGGTAGTTGAGGGATATAGTATTCATATCCTGCTTAGAGGCGAATTATTAGAATTAAAGAAGAGTGAGAGATCCTGTTATAGATAAGTACCTTCATGAGATGGCTAAGTTGTTTCAGAACTTAGGAATAGATTCTACTGCTGAAGAGCGATTATATGCTCAAGAGGAAGAGAGATCATATATCAGGAAGATCTATGAGATAGATCCTGAGGTGGGTAAGAGATTAGGATATGACTGATCATACTCGCATAGAAATCAAGTTAGGTAAGATACCTTCATTGAATAAGTTCTATTCTTCTCCTCATTGGACATTTAGATCCAGAGAGAAAACTAAATGGAAGGAGATCATTACTGATCAATTAGATTATGACTTCCGATTCAAATACTGCATTATTACTGCTAAGGTTAATTACAGGTATGATCTGGACAATTGCATCATGGCGATTAAGTTCACTCAGGATGCTCTTGTAGATGCAGGAATGATAGCAGATGATAATAAGAAATTCATCAAGGCAGTTCGTATAGAACCTGCTACTGACATCCCTAAGGATTCTTCTGTGATCCTGATAGAGGGAGAAATAATTCACAAATAAGTTTGATATCTCAGATATCTTTTTTTTCTTTGAGCAAATCTTAAAGAAGAGAGATATGAATACAGAGAACATTTATCAGATCATTGAAGATCTTGAGACATTTGCTGACCAGATAGGAAGTGAATGGATGAAGGAGAGACTCGCTATGTTAGAGGCTCACATCGGACAATTAGAAGTTAATCAATCAATTTAATATCATGAAGAAAGGAAAAGTAGTTTCTGTATCTCCTAAGGGAGACTTTGCCTTCAACGGCAAAACATTTTACAAGTTCTTTGTATCGTTAGATAATGGCGATAGTGGAGAATACAATTCAGTAAAGGCTGACCAAGACAAGTTCCAAGTAGGTGCTGAGGTTGAGTATGAACTCACTTCTAATCAGTATGGGAATAAGATTAAGCCTGTATATAGTCAAGGAGGTGGAGGCAATTATTCTGGAGGATATTCCAAGAGCAATTATTCATCAGGATCTGATGACAAACAAAAGATGATTGTTAAGCAGTCCTGCTTGAAAGCAGCAGTTGATTTGTTAAAGGACAAAGGTGCTAAGAGCACAGATGTTCTAAAGGTTGCTGATTCTTTTGTTGCTTGGGTATTGGAAGAGCCTAAGGAAGAAACCACTTACAATACTCATTTCTCATCAAGAGAAGAAAAGATTCAAACTGCACAGGCTATCGTGAATGGTCAAGCAGTTGAGGATGATCTACCTTTCTGATAGATTGATGTGTTAGGCAAAGGGGAGTAGAAATGCTCCTCTTTTTTTTTCTCTTAAATGAGGATATTAAAAAGATATTGTTAATTTAGAATCATGATTCATAAACACATTATAAAATCAGAATCCACTATCTCCTATCTTGAAAAAGCGAGGGCAGGTAAGATTGCTGAAGCATCAAGATTCGGAGTTCCAGAGATAGATGATTATCTGAGATTCAAGTCAGGGAATTTCATAGTTGTTACAGGTCATGCAAATGTGGGAAAGACTCACACGATGACCTACCTACAATTGTTACACACCTTAGAGAATGGGACTAAGTGGTTGGTATATTCTTCAGAGAATGAAGTGCAATCACTCCAGAGAAAGATAATTGAGTTCCTTGCAGGGAAGCCAATTAATCAGATAGATGAGCAGACCTTCTGGAGACATCATTCCTTTGTTGAGGGACATTGGGCATTCTTAGATTCAGAATTGATAGTAAATGCTTTTGAACTCTTAGAGATTGCTAAGGAGATATATGATGCTTGGGAATTTCAGGGGATGATGATAGATCCCTACAATTCACTAACAATCAGAAAAGAGGATCTGAAAGGTATATCAACACATGAATACCATTATGAAGTAACAAGCCATATAAGAAAGTTCTGTAAGGAATACAGAGTAACTACGATCCTGAATACACATCCTGCTACGGAAGCCTTGAGAAAGGTATATAAGGGATCTCATGAATATGCAAACCATACGATGCCTCCTATGGCTTCAGATGTTGAAGGCGGTGGTAAGTTCGTGAATAGAAGCGATGAATTCTTTGTGATCCATAGATTCACCCAGCATGAGCGAGATTGGATCTATACAGATATTCATGTTAGGAAAGTGAAGGAATTAGAATCAGGAGGTAGACCTACCTCTCTGGATCAACCAATAAGATTAAGATCCAAACAAGGCAATTGTGGCTTTGAGGTTAATGGATTAGATTTGATAACTAAAGAAAGAGTAGTAGATGGATCTCCATTTTGAAGGCAATAGGCTATACTATATGGAAAAGGAAGCAGAGTTGTTCAGGGCTCTGGATTACCTCAGCAAGGAATTAGGAAAAAAACAGGCGATGTCTGAGGAACAGATGTGGGAGGTATTTCATATCTGCTCAGATACTGCGGCTATCTATCGCCACATCACAGATTACTTCACAACGCTTGATAGGTTGATCTTAGATGCAAGGATTAAGAACGATAGGCTGAAGCAGGAGTTGTATGATCTCAAGAAAGAGAACGAGAGATTAACAGAGATGATAAACAGACACATGGATGGATTTTAAGAGGAAGATGAATAATGGGCAGAGATTTGAGATCAATGGTATGGAGTTCATATGCATTGAGACAACCATAGCCCTTCAAACGAGATTAGATGGCGAAGAGCCAGATATAGATGTAGGAGGTAGTTTCTACATAGTAAGAAACACATCAACAGGTGGATTGCATAAGATCCCATTTCAAAGAATAATAGATAAAGAGAAGGATATCAAATGGAAAATTTAGACAAGATTTTAGAGATGTATTATGATCATATCGGAGTGATTCCTAATGACACGAGACAGGAAGATCAGGTCTTTGCCCGATCAGCGATGATGGTAGTGTTAAGAGAGAGAATGACTCTTCAGCAGATTGGCAGACTTTTTGGTAAGAACCATGCTACGATACATCATGCTTGTAAGAATCATGAAAACAATCATGGATGGTCTAAGATGTATAGAGACTTCTATGAAGCGGCTAAGACTATTGTCTATGAACATCCTGTTTCTGGGTTTCAATTGGAGAATAAGACTCAGGCAGATCTATCAAGACATAAGGTAATGGTGTTCCAATTATCCAAGCAGTTGGAAGCAGTTCACAAAGAATGTGAAGAACTTCGTAGAGAAATGACTATATTGCAGAAAAGAGAAAAAGAATGCAGATTGAGTTTAGCCCACTTACAGGATTAATGTTAGGAGTCAATTATGCGTATTATCCTCCTTTGGATGATATGAAAGGATTGAATCTGATCCAGATAGGATTAGGCTTGGTCATGGTACAAGTAACATGGGCAGGATAGAAAAGTTTTATAGAAAGAACTTCAAGAGATTAACAGGATTCATCAAGGAGTATACTGATGGATCTTATGAGGTAGCATCTGATATAGTGCAGATGGTGTTTCTACGACTTTTAGAATTAGAGAGCGAAGGGAGAACCAACTTTTACGAGGAGGACTCCCTTAACTTTTTTTATGTATATCGTGCCTGTATCAATACGGCACTCAAATATCAAAGGGCTAAGAAGAAGATCAATAAGATTTCTCTGGAGGATATGCCTTTTGATACCACAGAATATGAACCCTTCCCTGAGGAGAGAGAAGCAATGGAGAAACTGATCATTATGATGGAGCAGGAGATGGAGGATCTTCATTGGTATGATGAGAAGATGATGAAGATATATATGGAGGGAGATTCAATGAATAAGATCCATAGAGAAACAGAGATAGGATTAACATCAATTAAGAATACGATTAAGAATGGCAAAGCAAAAATCTACGACAGGATCAAAGAAGATTGGGAAGACTACCAAAACGGAGACTACGACAAAATCTAAAGGGCTTGGAGATACCATTGAGAAGGTAACTGAGGTAACAGGTATTAAGAAGGCAGTAAAAGCAGTATTTGGTGAGGACTGCGGATGTGATGCAAGAAAGGAATGGCTGAATAAGAAGTTCCCTTATAGCAAACAACCTGAATGCCTTAATGAGGAGGAGATTGAATATCTATCTTCTGGAGTATTGCGGAAGAGTTCTTTGAATCATGATCAGAGAGTAAGGATAGCGGAGATTCATGCGAGAGTATTTAACCACAAGTTTGATGTACCCTGCACCTGCTCTCCTAAGATATGGATGCAATGGATCAGAGAATTGAAAGAAGTATTAGATGCAACTAAAGAATTATCTTAAAGAGCAAAGAAATTTATCTGATGACCGCACCGCCATATGTGTTTCAGTAGGTAAGTCAGGAGAAGCCTTATTCAAGGAACTGACAGGAGCATTCAAATCATCTCTTGAAGATGATAAGAAGCATATTGATTTCTATTGGGATGAAAAGAAAGTAGATGTCAAAGGATTGAAGAAGATGCATCATTCTGGGTATATCCTCCTTGAGTTCATTAATGTATGGGGAGGACATGGATGGTGTAGTAAAAAGAGTAAGGCTGAATATATCGCATTCCAATTTCCAGAGGCGTTTTATGTATTCAGGAAGAATCACCTCAGGAGGAGAGCATTGGATCTATGTGAGCAGTTTGATAGAAGTAAGGTATTGAGAAAGAATTGGATTCCTTATGATCAGGCTCTATACAAGTGGGTTGGTAGGTATAATGCTCAGGATGTGTTCACCTATCTAAAGTTTGAAGATGTTGAAGAATTAATTTTTGAAGTATTGCCGTATGCCGTTACCAGAGAAGAAAGCAAGTGAGAGTAGAGGAGAGTTCATAATTAGATGTATGCAGGATCATACCATGATAGCAGAGTTCCCTGAACAGGATCAGAGATATGCAGTATGCATAGCACAATGGGAATCTTAGTATTATTTGGAGTTGGATTAGGGATTGCCCTGAATCAGATCAGATCCCTTCAGAGGAGGGTTGATGCCCTTGAGG